TACGCCCTATCAACGCACACCGGAGGGACGTATGACTGATTTTCTGAAGAGTGTCGATGGATGGTTCTTGGTTCTATGTGTTGTAGTGCTTGGAGGGTATTTCCTCTGGTCTATCAATAATCTCTTCAGTGATTTGAAGGAGTCCATTCAGGAATTGAAAGATACAATCAAAGAACTCTTCAATGACCGCAACAACCATGAGGGGAGAATCAAAGTTCTGGAAACGCGAATGTCAGTCTGTGAGTCCTGCAACGGTCACGGACATAGCCATATAAGGGAAGGGGACCCGAAATGACCTGCCCACGCTATAACGCGAAAGTAATCTGCTCGTGCGGCCACTGCGGGAAGCAGTGCCAAGCGAAGGAGGGGCAATGAGCTACTTTGATAAGGCTATCATCGGAGTGCTGAAGAGCAGGCTGTTACTGGTTGGCACTGACCAGACTATAGAGTCAGGCGTGACAGGCTCGTTATTATTCAGGCCGACTTCGTAGAGTTTGACGGTATAGGGGAGCATTGCCGGAAGAGGATCAGCGGCGAGAGCGGAGTAAGTGAAAGCGGCAATTCCTGAGTCGATAGCGCAGGAAAGTGCCGGTGTGCCGTCGTAGACTGGCGGCCTGCCGGGATCTAGGCCACAAACAGAAGGGATATCCCTGTTTGTGCCGTCTATGGCATCCTGTACGTTCGCCCAGGTTTTGCTGGAGGTGTAGGATGTGTATGTTGTTTTAGAAGCTGGAATACTACCTTTCGTTATAACCGCTGAGTGGTCTCCATAAATAGCTGATTTTGTTGTTCGATAGTTACCGATTACAGTGCTGTTAGAACCTCGACTAATAGCTTCCGTGCCTAAGACTATGGTATTTTCTTCGTTAGGCCCAAACGTATTAGCGCCAAACCCTATGATAACATTATCATGGGCATCATTAGGAAAGGGTGCTCCGACCAACACTGAGCCAGCGCCATCACCTATAGCAACATTATCAGATCCGTAAATTAGGTTCCTTATGGCTTGAACACCTAAACCATAATTACCAGTACAGTTGTAATCCTGTTGTGTCGCTATACAATCTTGGCCGGATTCTCTGCCTATAAATAAGTTATCTCCATCGTCACTATGTAGATAGCTCATTCCCCAAATAGCCTCATTGCCAAACACAATTTGCATGGATGGCGCTATAGCTGTGATACCTGTAAACGTCGCCTGCTGGTGCTTGATTGCCACATCCGGTTTATCGGTCAGGTCGTTCCAGGAGGAGGCACCGGAAGAGGGGTCTTGCCAGTGGGTACTGTAGTTGCTCAGTCCTTTTTTCGTGAGCACCTGGCCATCAGTGCCACCGAACGGGACACCCTCTCCCGCTGCACCTTGAATGCCTTGCGGCCCCGGCACATTAACCGTGGCTGTGACAACAGTTGACTGACTGGTGGCAATGTTCCCGGTATGTCCAGGCGAGACAGTCACGCCGGTTTTATTGACAACAATCGTGTTGATAGTGGCAATAGCGATAGACGGCAGGAGCGCCAGAATTGTCAGGAGCGCCCGTTTCATCTCGTCACCGTTGCCAGTATCTTAATGACGCCTTTTATCAGGTAGCTGACGGCACCGGCAGGGGTGGTTTGTTTGAGGTCGTAAAGCCCTGACACATTTACAAGGGGTGTGGTTTTGGTATGGCTGACCATCATTGACAGTTGACCGGCAGAGGGGTTGGTAACGCTCGTGGAGAAGTTGACAAAGGGCAGCGGGTCACTGCTGTTCTTACGCCCTTGCGCTTTGTAGGTATTGCCGGTAATGTCAACCGGTGTCCATACCTGGCAGTCGGCTGATTTGGCCGGCAGCGGATCATCCGCGCAGGTTGTGACGGTCAAGGCGAGGCTGTAATCCTCGCCTGATTGGATGGTGATATCGAAAACGCCGGGGTCTGTTGCGAATGCAAAGGGGGTACAGCAGGTCAGCAGAACTATCAGGCCGAGTGTACTGAAAGCGGTTTTCATTATTTACGCCCTCCGCTACGTCGTCACGACGTTGCATAAAAGATTTATAACATAACTACTATGTAAAACAAATAAATATTGCTACCACTTTATACTTAAAACATCATCAACGGTGGTGGCATCGGCTATGTCTTTTTTCAGCTTCTTCGCCTTTTTCTGAATAATATCAATTACACTATTCATAGCAGTGGGCAGGCCAAGAACTTCTGTTTTATCAAGAACAAGATACGTTCCGTCTAGACATTCTATCTCCGCAGTAAAATTGCCTGAAGTTGTGAGTGCAACAAGTACAGCTGCCGTGATTCTTTTTGTGTTATTGAGATCATTGCTTATCTGCTTGCCTAAATATTCAAAACCTTGAGGTTCTGAATTGTTGCGATTTACTCGAATTTCATCCAGCTTGGCTGTCCTTTCGGTTTCTAAATCCAGAACCCATTGTTTAAGCGTACCGCTCCATGTAGCTCGGGGGGTAGGTTTGACCGGATAAGGGAGAACCTCGAAGGTGTCCAAGTCTACATAGAAGTTATTGGGGTTTATAGGCTCATCCATATCAACAACGCCTACGCAAGAGGCTGGCAGGTTTTCGCTGTATTTACCGACTTGCCGAATCCGACCCTCTGAGTCGTACCTAGCTCCATATTTTTTCATCTTCTTGCCCCCAATATCGCAATAGTTGGCGAACCCAATAACACATTACCAACTACACTTCTCGCCCTGGCAGAGACACCGAAAGCGGTGCTAATCGGCCCTTCCATTCCTATCGTGTGGCTGAACGGCATCCATATTTGGGAGTCGGCACTACCACCGCCGGAGATAGATACATTGATGCCGACAATACCGGCGAATTTAAGAACGCCGCCCACGTATATTTCCAGATCAACCCGTCCGTCATAGTTGGCCGAGGTGTCACAATACGCTGAAAAGGTCACTATTGCTCCACCACCCATCGGGTCAAAATCTGTGACTGTAGCCACTAAGTCATGCCAGTCGGTAGTATCCACCTGTACGTTTGATCCTACCTCCATTATTGGGACGGTTACGGCCTCATGCCCTACCTTTAAAGTGGTAACGGTCAAATCCCTTATATCCGCCCCCTCAAACATGACCGAGTTTGCTTGCCGGACATAACACATGTAATTGCCTGCCCCGTTTGCTGCGCTGGAAGTGTAGGCTATGATGATCTCCGTGCCATTATCCAGGTCGGGTATCCCGGCACTATAGGCCACCTTGCTTAATGCTGCCGTCCCATGCGCCCCACCGGCTACCCCTCCCGTAAGGGTGGCGACTATCCACTGATTTTGAGCGGTGGTGATATTCCCGGCTGACAGATCATAGATAATCTTGTCCCTGATGATCGTGCCGGCTGTCCAGTAGAGCGTTGTTTTTGTCGCGGCGGTAGGAGCCTCGCCATCGTCGCCAAAATAAAAACGGGAATCATTGATAAGAAAATCTACCCGTAATGTTGTATAGAGTTCATCAACACCTATCTGCCCATACGCATAAGCACCGCTAACCTCAGTCCCCCAATTTATCGACTCCTTGTCAAACAGGTCATAAGCCCCGACTTTGATATACCATGTGCCGGCTGCCAGCGGCGTACCGTCCTCCAGCGCCGTTATGGTTACATGCGTGTCAAACCCGTCCGTGACGAGGGTAGCGGCTGACGGGTCATAGCTGGCTGTCGGTGATGCATGGATAATATAACCGGCAACATCTCTGTCTGTGGAAGGAGATATATTGATTTCCAATCCCTTGAACACTTCTGTTACCGTGAAAGTGCAGGCTGGCGGCGTCGGGTTGCTGACACTGATAGTATTTGGCACGGCTGACTCTTCGTCCCATACGGCAAGTGCCGTGACAGAGGCAATCAAGGCGCGGGAAGCACTGCCCGTTATCGTGCCGGTTTCCCCGGTGCCGGCAAAGTTGCGGATCTCGTTGTAATCCCATTGAGCTTGTTCACTGACAGTCGTTACGGTTATCCAATCACCATTGTCATCAAGATACTGAAACGTCCAGGCCATCGGCCCGGCGCGAAGGTCGGCGGCACTGGGGAAAGCTTGCATACTGTAGGAGCTGATATTAACCGGAGTGACAAAGGTGTATGTAAGGGTGACAGCTTGCGCTTCTGAGACCCAGGAAGTAGTCCGGTCATTATCGAAAGCATTACTGGCCGGTTTGCCAGACCAGACGCTGGACGCGGATGCTACCCCGGCGATCAGGTCGCAGATATCTTGACCTTTATCGTTAAATAATTCGATTTCAGTTATTTGTGTATTGCCGATGTTACCGGTATTAGCAGAGATATTAAAGCGCCAGGCTTTTGCAGTGAAGGTGAACGGTGTCCCGCCTGCAAGGGCGATTGTGTCAGCAACATTGTTTTCGTAAGTGTAGGTGTATTCCTCCGAAATCGGATATTCTGTCCTCATCAACTGGCCCAAATAGTTGTAGATGCGGAGGATGTAACACTTGAACCATGTATAGGAATCATCCAATACCGGGCCGTAATCACTCACAGTTATCCGGGGTGATACCTGATACCAGCGCAGATGCACCTCGTTGCCGCCGAAAACATAATCTGTACCCTGTCCGAATATCTCCAGCCCGGTAACATTCGGGACTGAATCGTCAGAGTTGGGGATGAGTACGTCATGCACGGTCAACCAGGGGGATTGAGCGCCGATTGAGTTGATGGCCTGGACGCGCACCTCATAAGCTCCTGACGGCATCGCTTCGACTGTCAAACCTGTAGAGGTCGTTTCCCGTGTCTGACTGTCCAGCCAGACGCCTGCCCCCTCCATGCGAAACTGCAGCCGATACTTCATGGTGCCGACCTGTCCGGCTGTCCAACTGAAAGCCACGTCAACGCGGGTGTTTGCCCCCTCGTTGTAATCAACAACCGTGGCGACATACTGAAGATTAGTAGGAGCGATAACACTGTAGGCATTCGGCAGGATCGTGGGCAGCGGTAGAACAATAGCTTCGCCGTCCTGGCCATCATAGCTAGTATAAACTTCCTGAGTCAATGACAGCTCAATACTGCCGGACGTGCCGAAACTCCAGCTGGTAACCCGGTATACCTGTTCGTCCCATCCGAGCAGATCCGTGCTGACATAGACAATATCATGCGGTGCCAGCCGAAAGGCTTTATGATTGCATGACATCTGAATTGTGCGGGTTATCCGCGAACGGTCAAGGATGATTTTAGCAAGTGTCCTCGCTGCATTCTCAGATGTGGTAAAGTTGAACGTCACATCCCCCAACAACTCCTCTTCATTATCTTCTGTCACATAAGCAGGAACTGTAACAATGGCAAATTCTTTTGTTGCCCAGCTGTCATAAGGGTCAACGAACGTCCCCTTGAGCGTGTTCAGTTTGTCGCTCTTACTCGGCCCGGCTGAAAACTGGATAGGCCCGGCAAGCCAACTTTCATCAATGACCGGTACAGAGGCAGCGGGATCATATTTCCCTGCGTAGATTTTCCAAACCCCTTCCGAGTAGACTACCTCGCCAATCATACAGGTGAGCATGGAGTTGACAATATCAGCCGGAGTTCCTTCCAGGGAGATGACCCCGTTGCAGCGGTAGCGGCTGACGTTGCCAGAGGCCTTGACGAGCGTTTCACCGGAATAGATAGCCCCTTCTGCCACCTGTGCAGCGCAGACTGCTTTTGCCGCGATAACTAAGAGTTCGTCAACTTCAGATGGAGAACATCCCATCCCGCCACGTTCAACAGGCATAAGCATATAATCACGGATACAGATCGCCGGGTTATCAGTCCATCCCGTCAAGGTTGTCTCAGGGTCGTAGATATCGTTTTTGCCTTTGACTACTGCGGTGATGTTGGGCAGGCCGTTAGCGTAGGCGGTTTCATCATAGGTCAAGCGAAGGTAGAGATAGGAGCAGCCCTGCAACTTGTGGTCTGCTGTCCAGAGTCCATTAGAGGCGGTGACGAGGGTAGCGCAGGCGGTCGTCTGGGTGCCGTCAAAGGCTTCGATAGCGCAAACATCGGTGAAGGGAGCCAGTACAGTGACAACCCCGCCAGATACCGTCGCTGCCAGTTCGTCATTAAAATAAACCTCTTGAAAACCGTCAATGGTGTGACCGGTGAAAACTACTACAGCATAGAGAAATTCATTATCTTCGCCGCTACTTTCGATATATACCAGCTGCCCGGCAACTTTTGCCACGCCATAAACGAGTTTACGCGCATTGAGTGTTGAACTGGACATTACCTCCCTGTCCTGGCGCGTATCAGGGATAATGGCGTGCATGACCATATTCCACTGACTCTTGCTTGCCTCAATAGCAAAATTCGTCAGGCCGACCGCGCCACCCAGGAGAACGTTATAATGGCCAGCATTAAAGCCGTTATTACTGAACGGGTTTTTTACCAGATCAATGCTGTCCCGGTAGGCGCTTTCTAAACTGTGCCCTAAATCGCTAAGAAAACCCATAACGTTTAATCCCTTGGATCGAGCAAGAACCCTGCCCGTGGCCAGATGATCTGCTTTTGACTGAGTTGCGGGATAAAATTAAATCCCAAATCACCGGGATAAATCCGCTGTTGATCGGCATCGGAATATTTAAAACTACGTTGCCTTTCCCAATCGCCGAGGCGTGATTTCAGAGTAATGGTGAAAGCCGGATTCTGCCCCATGACACCGTTGATATTATCCATGGTTCCCCGGAACATCAGCTTGCAGAGGGTACTGTCAAAACTCCAATCTTCATCAGTGACGGCAGCATAGATGCTGGCAGGTCTATTGATGTATGGTTCACTCAGTAGCAAAGAGATGACGGTTTCTGTGACCCCTGAAACTGTGATGGCAACGCTGCTGCTTTTCACCCCCGGCGCTTCCTCTACGGTGCCAATCGAACCGAGCGGACCTGCGGCTAAGTAGGTAAAGCCGTCATAGGTAATCTGCCGGTAAGCGTTGCTCCAGCCGACGGTGCCGCTGTCGAATTCGAGTTTGACAAACCAGAGCCAGCGGATAACATCAGCTTCGATAGCGGTCTGAAATGGTGCGGTTATGCTTCTCATATTCCTATTACCTCTTCACAGGCCAAGGCCATGCCATAAAGCACACCAGGGGTTGCGCCCCAGCGCGACTGTTTATCATCAGCCAGCCTCATGACACAGGCGGGACTGTTGACCACGATGGCGGCATTGTCTGCCGGGGAGACTCGCAGCGGTGGTTTAAAGCTGACCGTTACCTCACCCCCGGCGCTGCTGTTGCAGTCGGCGGTAACAATTTTCAGTTCCGAACCGACCTGAAGAAAATCGCCCTCCAGAAGCCAGCCGGTGATATTGGGAGTACAGCCATCGATAAGGAGGGAACTGCCAAGCTGAGCCGCTCCTTTGACCAGTGGCGTGCCTGTGCCATCCCCGGCGCGTGTGTATCCGTGGGGAGTCAGATAAAAGCTGCCGGCCGCGCCTTCAAGAGAGGCGAGAAAAGCCCTCATCCTCCGCGCGTTCGGATCTTTCAATGGCGGGAAAGTCAGGCTGGCTGTCCATTTCGCACCGGGGAGAACTTGCGTTTGCGTTACGCCAGTCAGCGGCGAAACATAGGACTGACTGTTGTATTGCAACAGCCAGTCTGAGGCGTTAGGAGTTATTGCCGGAAAATTTAACGTGCTCATCTGACCCCCTGGAACTGCCCTTGCAGCATGGCCGATTTAACGGCATTGACAGACAGCTGCATGATTCCTGGTATCATTCTTGACACTTCAGCGCGTACCGTGTCGGAAACACCGGTGCTTATCTGGTAAACATTGGTGACGCTGACATCGTTTGCGCCACCGAGGCTTGAAAGGTTATCATTGCTGGTAATCTGCCCGCTGGCACCGGGGGTGAACAGCTCCGGCCCCTTCTCGCCAACAAGGTAGGTCTGCCCGGAGGCAACCGGACCGCCCATGGCGCGGGCTTCGTACTGGATGGAGTCGAGCCGCGCCATGTTCATAGCGCCATAGGCTATAGCTGCACCGGCAGCGGCAACACCTAGAGCAACGCCCCACGGTCCGCCGATTTCCGCGCCGCCCCTGAACGCTGCTGATGCCGCTCTTGCGGTATCGATAGCAATCATGGTTTCGGCAATGGCTTTGCCAGCCTCGAACTGATCCTTATTCCCCTGCATAAGCATACTGCTGATGCCTTCCATGCTGTTTTCAAGGGAACCGCTAACAGCCTCGAACGCTTTCTGCTGGATGGCCTGTTTTGCGGCAAAAGCGTCGGCGTCAATCTTGGCAAGCTCGTCGGCTTTCTTTTTTGCCGCCTCGATCTCTTTGTCGTCGTAATCTTTCCGCGTGGCAGCAAAACCCTCAAGCTGCCCCATCTGCTCTTCCATCATCTGATACCAGGCGGCGGCCTGCTCGGCTTCCACCTTGAGGGCATCTTCACCAACTTTGGCAATAGCGGCAGCGCTGGAGGCCCTGGCGGCTTCAAAGCCCGCCAGCTGGCCGATCTGCTCATCCATCATTTTATACCAGGGGTCAACCGTGGCGGATTTGCCTGTAGCGGATCTGCCCGTATTGGTTTTGCCGCCTGGTTTTGGTGGTGTTGTATCTTCTTTTTTTAGCCGTGGGGGCATTGGAGCGGTGAAGATTGAACCGTTAAGCTTCTGCCGTTGTGCTTCGAGTTCTTTTAATTGGTCGTTTGGCGTCTTATTCACACCAAAACCGATAGACACCGGGTTAATCAAATTGCCAAGCCGCAAGAAAGCTTCGGTGAAATCGTTGCTGTTTATATCATCGATCAGCTTTCCCAGTTCTCTACTGTACGATTTGATAATTCCGCCATCAGGTGGGGCGCTTTTAGCAAAACTGTCAACCAGACGATTGATCGGCGGGAGCAGATCATTAGCTATGGTCGTTGCAAGGCCTGACGCTTGCGCCTTAAGCCGTGTCAGATTGTCATTAAACTCTTCCGCCTGTTTGCCGGCATCCTCAGTCAACACCAGGCCGAACCGCTTAGCCTCGTCTGCTGCCTCTTTCAATCCAGCCTTGCCAGCGTTCAAGAGCGGGATCATGTCAGCACCGGACTTGCCGAACATCTCCATGGCGAGGGCGGTCTTTCTGGCACCGTCATCCATCCCGGCGAAGCGTTCGGCAATGTCCATCATTACATCATCGGTCTTGCGGAGATTCCCGTCAGCGTCAGTTGCCGAGACACCGAGCGCCTTGAAGGTTTCAACCTGTGTCTTGCCGCCGTTGTTGGCGTCATACATGGCTTTATTGAGCTTGGCCATTCCCTTGGCGAGGGCTTCGGTAGAAACGTCTGCCAGCCCGGCGGCGTAGTTCATTGCGCTCAGCTGTTCGATATTGACGCCGACTTTCTGTGAGAGTTTAGAGAGGTTATCAGCGGCATCGATGGAGCTTTTAGCGAGTGCTCCCAGTCCGGCAACACCGGCAAGACCGGCAACAATGCCAGTCACCTTGACTATACCTGCGCCCATCTTGTCGAAGCCGTCAGCTATCCGTTTTGACGAGTCATTGCCGACCTTGACGGCCTTGCCCATGTCGTCACGGAAACGGGCAATGTCAGCAGAAAGTGCGACGACGAGTTCACCAAGTTGTCCGCTCATGATTTAGCCGCCTCCTTGTCAATGCGTGCTGCCAGATAGGTGCGGATTGCCTCAACAGCCTTTACCTTCATGGCCTCGAATGCCGGGCGCATGAAGGGTGAAGCAGGCATATTGCTTGTGCCGAATTCCTTAAACTTCCAGTACCAGGTGCGCTTGGAGACGTAAACCCAATATTCAATGGGAACACTGCGGGACTTACGGGGAGCTTTTTTAACTCGAATGGATTTTCTGAGCGTGCCGGGTTGGATTAATACGCGCTTGCTGCCTTTGCCGAGATAGTGAGGCTCGTCACTCATCGGCGCTTTTGCCCGGGCTTCCTTCTGAATAACGACAGCCCCGGCACGGATAGCACCACCAAGGATATTTGCAGCGAGCTTGTCAGGAAAGGCGAGCAACCGCTTCTCAAGGTCGGCAAGCCCGGTAATCTGGATTGATCCTGTCCGAATATCGCTCATGCCGTTTCCCCGTTACAGTCCGAAAACTTCAGCATCAATTTTCGCCTGTGCTTCTTCTGCGGTCAGTGGTTTCTCTTCCGGTTTTTCGATAAAGTTCATGAAGTCTACAGCTGTAAACGGTTCCGGTTTGTTCTTGGAGTTCCGGTTAATGTTGGCCGTCAGTGCCATCTGCTGCCCGTGTCTCAACTCATTACGGAATTCGCCAAATGGTTCGATACTCGCGTAAGCCTGCCAGCCCATGAAGGTGCTTGCACTCATCCCGGCTAACATCTGTATGGGATCACGTTCGCCAAGTTGCAGCGCCAGCCGGTAGGCAAAAAGCCTGTCCGGCTGGCTTTTCAGTTTTTTATGGTAATA